TGTAAAACTGCCCATCCTATATTTGCATTTTCAATAACTAGTAATGCATTATTCCATTCTGTTGCTACAGATATTAACATATTACCATATTCAGTAGTTCCTATCTTGCCTTTATATTCAGCAACTTGTTGCATTGTTTTTATGTCTAGCACATGAAATGCAGAATAATCTCCTCCATCTCCTCTCGCAACATCCGCTACTACTACATATGAATTAGAATAGTTTGGATATTCCCATATCCAATAGTTGCCATCAAATCCTCTTTTTTCTTTTGGATCTTCTACATATGTTTGTTCATACCATTGTATAATAGGCCCATCTACTACTGTATGTCCGGAACTTATAAAGTCACAATCACATTCTTGTGCTGCACTCTTTTCTCCTAACAGTTCTGTTTGAAGATCTCTCCATGATTGATCTCTTTCCGGATGTACCGTCCAGTGTAGTTTGATAGGATTAAATTGTCCGCCCGCTTCTGCTTGTGACCATGTTTTATGGAACAAGTTACCTGTACCATTAGGTGTTGATAACATAATTGCACCTCCACCAGTTGCCAATGTTTGTTGTGCTGCAGTCCATATTTCATCAATTCTATCAACGAATGCAGCCTCATCAATTACTAATAATGATAATGCTTCAGATCTACCTGCATCACCTTTTGATGATATAGCTTTAATTTGTGAACCATTTTTGAATCTTAATGAAAGTTTATTATCTTCCATTGTCTTCCCCTTTAACCAACTAGGTAAATTATCATGCATCACTCTTACTTTTGTAACTAAGTTTTTTGCAACATCTTGTTTAGTTGCAATTACTAATACATTATAATCTGATTGGAATATCATTTTCCATAATGAATATCCTGCCGATAAAGTTGATATACCTAACTGTCTCGATTTAAGAACAATGTTATATCTATTATCTTTGAATTCATTTAATGCCTCTTCCTGAAATGGATAGAGGTTAAAGTACATTTTACCTTTAGTAGGGTGTTGAATAATACAATACTTACGCATGAAATGTACAGGGTCTTGAGAACACCGTTTATATTCATCACGTATTATTTCTTTTATGCTTTTCTTTACTGCCATATTATACTTTAATATAAGAAATTATTTGCAGAAAAACAAATAAAAGGACTGCTTATTTTTTGCTTTTTTCGAATGAACGACCACCAAAGTATGCACCTATAACTGTTATTAACACTAATTGTAATAGGTCTACCCACTTATCCTCAACTACAAATGATATAGTTCCTGCATCTATAAAAATCATAAGAACTGTACATACAACTAGAAATATAAGGACCATTGGCCTTACATTTTTGGATAACCAAGAATCGCTGTTCATATCCGATTTCCATCTATCTGTTATGTTGGCTTCCATTTTAGTTTCATAGTCAGAAACTAATTCTTTTATTTTTTGTTCAGCTGCTAATTTTTCTTCTTTAGAAGTATGTAGGTTGTCTATAACACCTCCTACTCCCTTTACTAAATCTGCTGCACCTCCTGAAAATAATTTTGTTAATATACTCATAACTCTATTCCTTTTTTATGCAGCTAATTCTGAGGCTGCTTTTATTATAAATGCTCTTATTTCACCGGTCTTCACAGCATTGAGAGCGCCTTTTAATGTTGCACCTGCTATATTACCTTTATTTGCATAATTGGCCATTGATGTTCCTCCGGCTATTAATAACATTGCAATTATAACATGATGTAATATATTTGCAAATTTCTTTGCCTTAGCCTGATCCTTTACTCCGGCTTTTTTTATTATAAATGTAAATGCATCTGTAATTTTATGATGGTAATGGTCACCTATTGCAATTAATCTATCTCCACTTAATTTTTTGAGTCCAGGAATTTTCTTTAATAGATTAACAAATTTACCAATCAATTTAATTATCTCTGGTAATGATAATGCAACTCCAGCTAATGTTAATCCTATAGCTTCTGATTCAGGTGCATCTAAATCTACACGTTTAATATCCTTTTCTAAGTCTGAAAATGCATCTTCAAGTTCAGGCATATCAGCTGAAGTTGTTTTTGTTTCATATTCAGCTTCATTTAATATGTCCCTAAGTCTAATCATTTTATTCCTCTAATGAAGTTCTTACATTTTCTTTTAGATTATTATAATCTTTTTCTATTCTTTCAATAAAAGATGAAATATCAATTTCGCTTCTTTCACCATCTGCATTTTCCCAAGTAGTTTCTTTTACTTGTTGTTTTACAATTTCAACTTCTTTATCAGTATCTTTAAACCATGATTCTGCATTTGATAACATTATCTCTTTCTGATATTGTTCCCATGCTTCTTTTCCTTGGGACTTTATCTTAGTTTCTTCTGATAATACACATCCGAAACATTTTTTACGTTTAAACCAAAATTTGAAGTTTAAACTACGTTCTTTCTTACGCATATTAGTACCACAATTGGGACACTCTTCCGGCACTGTTAATAGTTTTTTTACATCACTTAATATACTATTCTCGGGCTGACGTGTTGTAAATCCATCATGTTGTGTAACCCTTGTTCGAAATCCCTTACCATCCGTTTCAATCCATATTTTAGGTTTACCGTCTTCAAAAGATTCTATCACTTCTAATTCTTTCGATTTTGTTTTACCCGTATATATTGATTTACGTGTTTGAGATCGGTGTTCGCCGGCAAGCATCTGCTTGACAGCTTTCACATTTTGTAACTTATTGCTCATATTATTTTAAACCTTGGCGCATCTTCAATAATAATCTTTTCTTTGCTCCATCCTTAAGACCTAAACTATTTATCATGTCAATGACGAAATCAGTTTGTTGGGTTGCTGGCTTAGTTGCTAATGTTTTCTTCATCATTTGCATTGCTTGGGTTTTGTCTACTCTGCCCATTTTAGATGCTAATGCTGAACTAACTTCTGCTTCTTCGATTGATTCAAATCTATCAGCTGCTCCTGCCGGCTTACCCATATCACCTGATAATGAATCTTTCTTCATTAACATTCTAGATAATTGTTTTGCTACAGTAGGATTATCTCCTGATATAGCTTGTACTACTTGAAGTAATCCTGCTGCTTGTTGTACAGGTGTTCCTTGGCCTAATGCTTTTTTTAGCATTTTAACTCCGGCTAATTTTTCTATTGAACCTAATTTAGATCCTACAGATGCTTTTGCCATTGGCGCTTCTTTTAAAGATTCTTTGATCTGTTTTCTGATCATATTTCTTAATGTTGTTTCTTTCATTGGTTTGTCCCTTATTTTAATATAAATATACTATGTCCTACTTATCAATGCTATTTTGTAAAGCCTTTATCCATAGCAAAGTTTGCTCTACTAAATTCTACTCTATCTACAAATTTAACACCATTTCCAATTCTATCTACTGCCACATATCCTTCCGGTGCGGTCACTCTCAAGCCTCCTTTACCATCGTCTACAAAATGCTTTGTATTGTAGATAGCATTATTATATTTTCTTACAAATATAAGTTTGGCATCTGATAATAATTTAGATACTATAAATAAATTAATGATATCTTGTTTACGATCATTAAATTGATTCATTTGGTCTTGTTTAGCTAAAGTTGCTTTTTCAATTCCACGATCTGATTTTAATTTTGCAATTTTTTTATCAACTCGTATTTCATACCATTTTTGAAATGCTTTAAATGATACCGCCGGATTGTTAACAAATTGTCCGGACTTTATTTCTTGATTGAGATATATGTTTAATAATGAACTAGGAAGATTATCGTAATTAATTTTTATAGCATCTGCCTTTTTAATTAGAGATTGTATCTCTTTTGTTTCTGATAATGTCAACTTTACTACACCGGTAGTATCTTTAAAGAATGCATCATCAAACCATACATTAGGATTTTTTTTCAATCCACTAACATCTGCACCAAATGACGCTCCTGATGACAATGATTGGTATGTTGTATGAAATACTATGCCAATTTTTGCAGCTGCAACTTCTCGCCCTATATCAGAATCAGACTCTACAGCATATGTAATTGTATTAGGACGAAATTGCAAATGAGGCTTACCATCTATAGTAGTTGATTTAACCATAGAATTATCGAACATAAAATCGCCTTGCAAAATATTTTTTATACCTAATGTTGGCAAATATTTTAATGCAAATTTTAACTTAACTGCCAATCCAGGTGCTTGTCCATGATTAATTTCTATATCATCCATTGTATAGTTAATTTTAGGAGTTTTAGTATTAAACACAGACTTGGTTCCTACAAAGAATTTTCCGTTGTCTGGGTTAATGCCGGCGAATACTGCAGGTGCACCATCCCACTTAACTGATGTATTTATTTTTGAATTTGAATTTCCTGCTAAATTTTTCAATAACTCTATTAAAAATGATTTAGCTGTTTTATATCCATTCTTACCTTGCGTTAATATCAATTCTTCTAAATGAGTTAAATGTGTATTTGCTTTAGCTTCAGTTAATAATTCTTTAAAACTATTACCCCACCATTCTTTTGTTAATACTTGTTCTTCTTCTTTTGGCATAATTCTAAATCTCGCTGCTGATTTTCCGTTTATTAATAAATCACCTTTTTGACTCCATTGTATTGTTTGTA